GCTCGCCGGCTCAATTGCAAGCCCACCATCCTGTTGACGAACCTGAACGTACCGAGCCTGAAAGAGTACATCGGCGAGCGCTTCATGGACCGTCTGAGCGAATCCGGCGTGCTCGTCAAATTCACCTGGGAAAGCCACCGTAAGCAATCGCGCGACGTCGGCGGACTCGATTCTATGGAGGCAGCATGAGCACGAAACATACGCCGGGACCGTGGCGGCAAGAGGAAACTCGGGTCTATTTCCCGAATAACGCCGGCGGTTTCTGCATTCGGAACTGCCCGTCTCCTGAAGCGAACGCCCGCCTGATCGCCGCCGCGCCGGAACTGTTGGACATCGCAGAAACTATTGCTCTCGATTCGACAAGCCCGCATCAATGGCTCGACGAACTCCGCGCGGCCATCGCCAAAGCGACAGGTGAAGCATGAGCATCGCCATCATCACCGCATACCTCGACGATAAACCGCAGGGCGCCACGCCCGAAGAGATCGCAGAGCATGCCGGGCTGTGCATGTACAACATCAGCCGCTCACTCGGCGTGATGCTTCAGGATGGCCGCGCAGAGCGCTTAGGCGCCGACGAGACGAAGCGCATCGGCTGCGCCTTCCGTCTGGTGAAGATCTACCGCGCGAGCGTCTACAAGGGCGAGGAAACGCTGGCAGCGATGCAGGCAGTCTGCCGAGCTCGGCTGATGGGCGAACTGGAGATCGCAGCATGAGCCCAGTTCTCGCGTATTGGCTCTTCTTTCAGGTAATGGCGCGCGCCTGGTTCCCGGCGCCGAAGCCGACACAGAAGAAGGAGGAAGCGTGAACGAAATTAACTGGATCGACGCGAAACAACACCCGGAGCCGGATGACATGCAAACCATCCTGATCACCGGTTTCATCCAAAACGACCCGGCGAAGGGTCGTTACTACGCGGTTGCGGATTTCCTTGAGGGAATGTATTACGACCCGGCTACAGGCGATGACTTCTATCCGCCGACGCACTGGGCGACCATCTACGCTCCCGACCCGGATGTGGCAGAACGCACTAAAAATATCCAATAAACGCTTGCACTACTGATACTGTTGTCGTATTCTTTAGTCACAGCAGCACACAACCACAACGGAAGGAAAGGAAACCATGAACACGCTGAACCAAGCAGGCAAAGGCTTATTACGCACTCTCACCAGCTTCCGCCCGCAACAAGCGCCTGTTGCGCGCAAAAATTTGTCCGCGATTGATCCGACAGTTGGTAGCATTCCCGCAGCGGTTTTCATGACCGAACTGCGCAAGGCCGGCGACGAGCACATCTGCCCGATCGCCGAGCTGATCGAGATCCACAAGCAATCGCAGATCGCCGAGAAGGCTGCGGACATGTACGCCCTTCTGATGAACCTCGATCTGGAATGGCCGCGCTTTGCCGCGATGTTCCCCGAAGCCGCCGCCGATGGCTGGCTTGCCCTCCTAGTCAACCGCGCCCGAGTGCTGCGCGACGAAATCGACGAGATCAGCCATGCGAACCGTAATTGAAACGTTGATCGCGGCTGTCCTGACGCTCGGCTATGGAGCGTGGGCAGCAGCGCAAGACCTCGGGGTCTGGCAATGACAGACGGCGCCGAGTGGCAGCAGCAGATCGAGCAAGAAGAACAGCAACTTTACGAGCACGAGCGAACAGGAGAAGCAAATGAGCATCGCAACTTTGATTTTGGGCGAGAGCGGAACCGGCAAGAGCACTTCCATGCGCAATCTCGATCCGGCGCAGACCCTTTTGATTCAGACCATTAAGAAGCCGCTGCCCTTCCGCGCAAAAGGCTGGTCGTACCGCACGAAGGAAAACCCGGCCGGCAATATCTTCGTGACCGACAAGGCCGACCAGATCATCACGCTCATGAGCAAGACGCAGCGCAAGGTCGTCGTGTTCGATGACTGGAATCTGATGATGACAAACGAGTTCATGCGCCGCAGCGCTGAAACCGGATTCCAGAAATTCAGCGAGATTGGCAAGAGCGCATGGGACGTGATGATGTCCGCCTCCGTCCTGCCTGACGACGTGCGCGTGTACTTCCTCGGCCATGTGTCGACCGACGAACTCGGGCATATCCGGGCCCGCACGATTGGCAAGATGCTCGACGAAAAATGCCCGGTCGAATCGCTGTTCACGATCGTTCTTCGCGCCGCGCTGATCAACGGTCGGCACATCTTCAGCACGCAAAACAACGGATCCGACACCTGCAAGTCGCCGATCGACATGTTCACCGAGCATCACGTCGACAACGACTTGGCCGCAGTCGATGCAGCGATCACCGATTTCTACGGCATCACCCAACCGGCTACGGCCTAACCCAGCGAACCAAAGGAACGCACATGTACGCACTCAACAACGAATCCGCGCAAGCAGCACGCAAGGCCGAGCAACGCACCAGCTTCATCGACGAGAAAGGCAAGTACGTCGGCAAGTTCACCCGTGCCGAGGACATCACCGCGGCGAGCGGCACGCGCGGTATCGCATTCACCTTCGAGACGAACGAAGGCCAGAAATCGAACTTCTCGATCTACACGATTAAGAAGGACGGCGAGAAGCTCGGCGACTACGGCACGCTCATGGCGATCATGACCTGTCTCGGAATCAAGGACATCAAGCCGGCGCAAGTCGTCTCGACGGTATGGGACAAGGAAGTCGGCGGGAACGTCCAAAAGACGCTGACGCAGTTCCCGGAACTGCTGAACAAGCCGGTCGGCGTTCTCTTGGCGATGGAGGAATACGCCAAGAAGCAAAACGGTGTCGAGACGGGCGAAACCGGATGGAGTGTCCGCCTGAATGCCGTGTTCCAGGCTGACACCGAACTGACGGCCGCAGAAATCCTCGATCGCAAGACGTCGCCGCAGAAGCTTGCGCTGCTCGTCGCCGCCCTTCGCGACCGCCCGCTGAAGAAAACCGCAGCACAGCAGTCGTATGTCCCGGCGCCGGCTGGCGACCAATTCGAGGATGACATCCCGTTCTGACCAACAACAACCGCGCCGCTGGCCTAGCTGGCGGCGCACAGGGGAAAGCATGAACGCATTAACAGCTTGGTTCCCGAAGCACATTACCCCCGTCAACGTCGGCGCATACGAAGTAAGGCTGCGACAGAACGGAAAGATCGTGAAGTGGTATTCCTGGTGGACAGGCTCACGTTGGAGCCGCACCGCACTGACGCCGGAAGGCGCCGAGTCCTGCAAACATCACATTAGCGCACTCGCTATCACGAACGAGGGTTTCGAGTGGCGCGGCCTAACGGAGGAAGCATGAGCGATTACAGAAAGATCCCGACGAGTGCTGAAGTGTGCGCAGTAATTCGCGCGCGTCACAGTAGTGACATGGCCGTCTTTGCAATCTTTAGCGACCCAGATGGCACATTCAATGGCGGTGCAGGTGTTCGCGGCCGGATGGATACAGCGTATGGCCTGAAAGGATGCGATTGGCCCTTGATTGAATATCGCACGACATGGGAAATCGACTACGAGAAGCCATACAAGCGCATCAACGAACAACATGAATACTGGCTTTGCATGCCAATCGGAGAGCAATCATGAACAAGACAAACTTAGTCGCCGACATCGACAGCGCAGCAGCTCGCGCGCAAGCATTCGAACACGTTCCCGTTACTCTCGTTCCGCTCGACATCATCCGCGAGCAAATCCGAGGCGCAGAACTCGACATCGCCGAGGCGACTTTTAAGCGCGACTCGCTGCGCCTGATCCTCGATCTGCGCGAGCAAGACGAGCTAAATCGTACCCGCGCGATCATAGCTAAATTTTATGCGTGAATGATCCAGTAGTTGGATATTTTCGCGTTAATATTGCTAATCAGATGCAGTGAACGGATAACAAGGAACCGAACATGACCACTCAACATACGCCGGGACCGTGGAAGGCGGTGCGCGCTTCTCACGGCGTTGTCGACATATTCGACAACAACGATCACGACATCGTCACGTTGTTCGGATGTAACCGAGAGGCGAATGCCCGCCTGATCGCCGCCGCGCCCGAATTGCTGGCGGTGCTTCAGGACCTGCTCGGAGTTCTTGAGCATGTTTCTCTTGAGAGTGGCATTTGCTGCTGTGGCGACAACATCGCGAACCACGATCACCCGATGAATTGCGGTCACTCCCCGGTCGACAGCGGCACGTATTACGGCGATATGGCTATCGCTGCCGCAGAGAAGGTCGTCGCCAAAGCAACCGGAGAGCAATTGTGAACCTCTTCGAGATTGCCAGCGAGTACCGCGCAGACGCGGCGAAGCTGCAAGACCTGGAACTGGACGACCAGACTTTCGCCGACACGCTGGAAGCGATCAGCGGCGATCTGGAAACGAAGGCCATGAATACCGCGTTCGTCGCCAAGAATTTGGAAGCGACGGCCGAGCAGATCAAGAACCACGCGAAGTCGATGGTCGAGCGTGCGAAGGCGATGGAGAACCGCGCCGAGCGCATCCGCAAGTACCTGCTAGACGGCCTGCAACTGGCGGGCCGCGACAAGATCGACACGCCGTTCTTCAAGATCAAGATCGCGCTCAATCCGCCCGCTGTGGCGATCGACGACGAAGCGCTGATCCCGGCGACCTACAAAACGGAGCCGGTCGCGCCCGCCCCCGCCCCCGATCGCAAATTGATCGCCGCCGCCCTGAAAGACGGCTTTGAAGTGCCCGGCTGCCGCCTCGTGCGCGGCATGAGGATTGACATCAAATGAAAACAGAAATCGTCTTACTCGCGAATGGCTACATGGAAGTTGTCTGCTTTGATCCGTGGTTGCCGCCCCTTCGCCGGCACTACCAGATCAGGCGAACAGTGGATTACTCGTCGATCTGCTTGCAATGAACCCGCAGCAAGAATGCCTGCGCGACTTCATGCAGGCAGTGCGCGACGGTCGCCGCGGTGAATACAACGCAGCTAAGGCGATCGTCGAGCGAGTGAGAGGCAAGGCTGGCGACGAGTGCGCCGAAATAGCCAAGAAAGAACTTTGGGCGTTTATCCGCTCGGAAAAGAAAACAACATGACAGGCCAAAACGAGTTATCCGGGCTCGCTCAGTTTCTGACGCTGCCCCTTCCCCCTTCGGTCAACTGCTACTGGCGCAAGTCGCCCCGCGGCATGTACATCACCGCGGCCGGCAAGACGTTCCGCCAACGCGTAGCCGAGATCGTCGCCGAGCATAACGCTATGAAGTTCGGCGATGCACGCCTGTTCGTCGCCATGCGCGTGTGTGCGCGCGACAAGCGCCGGATGGACGTCGACAACTTCGCCAAGGCTGCGCTCGACGCTCTGACGCATGCAGGCGTCTACGACGATGACAGCCAGATCGATGACCTGTTCATCACGCGCGGGCCGATCGTCAAAGGCGGCGAGTGCTTGATCATGATCGCAAGGGCGTGACATGGACAAGACAACGATCTTCCTCAATCGCGCCAATCGCCGCATGGCAGCCGACGCGGTACACAGCCGGCCGGACGGACATGTGCTGATCCTTCAGGAGTCGACGCGCAGCCTGCCACAGAACGCCCTGCTGCATCACCTGTTCGGCGTCGCAGCCAAGCACGCCACTTTCCAGAATCGCCGCCTCACCGCTCAACAGTGGAAGGTTCTTTTCGTCAGCGGCCATGCGATCGCAACCGGCATCGGTGCGGACATGGTTCCGGGACTTGAAGGCGAGTTCGTGAATATCCGCGAATCGAGCGCACAAATGGGCGTCCGGCGCATGAACAGCCTGATCGAGTACGTGACGGCATATCTGACTATCAACGGCATTCCCATGAGTGCCCCTCCAGGCTACGAGGAGCTTGCAGCATGAGCAACACAGGATGCAGTCTCAACCCCGAATCGAGGCGCTACGACAACTGGCGCACGATGTTAGACCTGCTGCAAAAGGGCATGACGGGAATCGAC